CGTAACGGCCAGCGTGGAAGTAGGTTTGCCTTATGCTGCGGGTGAACTGATGCGGTTGTATCCGTTCCTCGGCGTAACGGTGGCGGCGGTAACTCGTGTCATACAGTTCCGCCCTCAAAGCTGCCAGGTCTTTCATGCTTATCCCCTTCGAATATGAGCGCCACCACATCAGCCACCTTCACCAGGTACCCCATCGTGGCCCTACTGGTAGCGCTCTTCTTGTCCATACGTACCGGAATGCTACGCTCACGTACCAGGTTCATCAAAATCGGCTTCCTAATCGTGAGGAACCCTGTGGCACCGGGGCCGGCAAAGCAATAAAAATCAGCCTCAGAAAGATTGATGCCTGACTTCACCCACTCGTTCGAAGCCAGTTGTTGATGCGTTTCGATATATAGGTTGCCGGTACGCCATGCATGGTAATCAGTTTTCACCTCAATAGTGCCGCCGGGCAACTGTTCAAGAAACGAGCCGACCAGGTTCTCACCCACCATGCCCCGCCGGTAGTCAATATCGAACTGTGGCTGATAGTTAGGGTTCGCGGTCACCCGCCTCACCCCCTTAGTACGTAATCAGTTCTCTCGGTATGGCCGTTTTCCCGCCGTCACCATCTAACACGTACCAGGTGCTAGTCATACAGTCGAATACGGGCGTGTTGAGTTCTTGGTACTGTGCAAGTTTGTGCCCCCACCCACGCGCTGAAGCGGCCAGGGACGCGTTCGACTCAATAACACCGTTCCACACAGCACAGATGAGCATCAAGTTTTCAACACTGTTAGCCTCAGTGTTCTTTTTACCTACCCCACCCATGCCCCTATTTTTACGGTGGTGTGGTACCAGGTCATCGGTAGCGCCGCAATGCCAACAGTAGGCGTCACGTGCCCGTAACTGTGTGAGGACTTTTTTAGGTAGCGCCATGCCACCACTATATCGAAATTCGTTACAGCTTCATCTCCGCCTGAACCAGTTTAGAAATAGTGGCCTGCGCCATTACCTCACCCTCTAGCACCCGTATTTTCGTGCGCACCCTGTTTACCGCGGCCCGTGCCACATCCCGTGCCAGCCGGGCGTCAGCGCTTTTATATTTAGCAATGTACTGCCGTTCAGCCACCGTACCGTCAGCACCGAGAAACGCCTTAGCCTCAGTCTTATCTAACTCGTTTTCAGCCTCAGCCAAAGCAATCTCAGCGTCATACAGTGCGTCAATGCCCTGCCGACTCGTCGTGACTAGGGTTTGCAGCTCGCTTATTATCTGCGATGGCAACACGAAGCATCACCAACCTTTCAACTAATACCCCACGCCAGAAATACACAGCGTGCAAGTCGCCACGTTCAAGCGCCTGAAAGTATGCCTGCGCAACCTCACGCACGCTCGCTTCGAGTATTGTCGAATTCTTCGGCAAGTTTTTGCAACCCATCTAGCACGTTTTTGTCAGCGTTAGCTGCCTTAGCTTCAGCCCATAGTAGTCGCAAAGCCTCAACCGACTTAGCCTCTTTAGCCTGTGCTAAGAAGTTGCGTTGCGGCTGGCTACGAGCAACCTTCTCCATCTCCTCGCGCGAGGCCCGCTTATTGCCCGAGTAGCCTGCATTAGCCAACGCCCTTCCAATAGCAGAAGTTTCGCAATTTTCAAGCGCCGCCGTTTTATTCGCCATCCCAGCACCATCAACCTCAAACGCCATACCTGTAGCCTTAGCCAAACCATCACTCTGCTCCTCAGCTGTCAAAAATATCTCGGCACGAACCACCCAGCGCGAGGCCGCACGGTCTGCATCGGTTGTTTCGTTGTGGGTGATAACCCTCGCGTCAGGGTTGTCGGTAAAGAAACGGCGCAACCGTTCTTCAACTGTTTCGTAATCGTTGAGGTTGAACTGTGCCATCAGGCCACCGCCTCAGCGTCAGGGTGCAACTGAATATCAGCCACGCCCACCTCATACTCATCAAGTACGCAAAGCGTCTCGTCCATAAACTGCTCACGTGCCAACCCAGCCAACACGTGCTCAGGTGTACCCAGCTCAGCATCAAACTCAACAATGATGCCAGCGAAAGCAATATGCTTCACCATTTCATACCCCTTTACTTTTTCACTACCAGCCAGGGGGTTCCCTGACCGCGTGCCTGCCGCATAGCGACATTCTGTTTCTTACCATCAACAGTCACGTAACCGTACTTCGCCGAACCCATCGCGCCTAAAATTTCAGACTTCACACGCAAGAGGTCAGCCTCAGCCTCATCGAACTCAGCCTGTGCTGCCAACAACTCCAAACCCACATCACCCAGGTCAACCTCGCCCCCATCTATTTCAGGGTGCATACGGCGTTCAGCCTCGTAGGTGGCCTTAGACCCGTCCCACATAGGTTGCACAACAGCGTCAAGGTGTTGCCAGAACCTACGCGCTGCGTCTAACTGTGTGGCCTGCTGAAACGCGTCAGCTTCAAACCAATGCTCCTCATAGTTCCAGCCAGCCACAGCGGCCACCACCGCACGCTCAAGGTGTAACACCGACATATAGTGCTGCACTTGAGCCACGTACTGAGGTGGCACCTTATCCCAGCCGCTACGAGCCGTCTTTATTTCCACCACGACCAGCTCACCCGTATCGTTATGGCGTGCCAACGCGTCAGGGTTAGCCACCATGAACGGGTCACTTTGTGAACGGTACGTGCCCGTGGTGAACACCGTGTACTCAGGATGCTCCTCAGCCCACAGTTCAAGTATGGGCAACTCGAAAGCCTTACCAAACCGTACCGCCCAATTTTCTATCGGCGGGTTAGGTATCTGCCCTGTGCGCTTAGCCCACAAACTGAACGCCGACTCCCACGGGTTCAGCCCCATGATGGTGCCAATTTCAGAACCACCTATACCAGTGGTGCGGGCCTCATGCCATTCAGTTGAGCCGCTTTCAAACGTGCCGACCAGTTCAGCAGTATTTATATTCGCCGGAGCGTAGTGTTCGAACATCTGTTCCCCTTTCGTTACCCTTAGTGTATGAGCAACCACCCACACCGGCCATACACCGACCTCGTAGAACAGATAGACGAGGCGGGTGGTGTACCGTGCCAGGCGTTGCCTGAAATCTTTTTCCCTGAGGACATATCCAACAAAGCTGTCAGGGAAGCAGCCACAGCCACAGCGCGAGCTATGTGCAAGGAATGCCCGCTCACGTTGCAATGCTTTGAGTACGCCATAACCACGAACCAGCGGTACGGGATATGGGGCGGCACGCTAGCGAGTGAACGTTAGCCGTCCTCATCAGCTAGCAGATTGCTCGGCGATTCAAACTGCCACGTTAGATGCTCAACCAGCTCACGGGCCTGCTTCAACGTCAGCACTAGCCTGCCCTGCTCGTCAATTTCCCACGGCGCACGCTGGCCAATAAAAATTTCACGGCCATTCGACTCAGTAATCATGCCCTACCCCTTTGCTTCAAAATGAACCCAGCCATATCAGCCACGCATGACCATGAGCAGTCAGCGTGGTCGTGTTCCCAGAATAGATTAGAACACTCCAAACACATACCCATTTCCTCAGTGTGTATAGCACCCGGTATCAGGTCGCCACAGATATTGCACGGCAACCAATCCGGGTCAGGTGTTGCGGTAATCACCGGGCACCCCCTGCCAGTTTGTACGAAGCCCATGCCAACAGTGCCAACCCTATGAGCGTTGACCCGTTCACCACAGCCAACGGGTTTACCATGCCAGGCAACAACGTGAACAGTGCGCCTGCCGCAAACACAAACCACCACCGCATCACGCCACCGCCAATGCAATAGCCAGCACCAGCGCGGTCAGGGTGGTGCCGGTAAACACGCTGAGGATAATTTTTGCCTCACCGTGTGTCATGGACAAGTCCCATTTCGGTTTACGTGGCCGGCGTTGTTGTAGCGCCACGTGCTCGGTAGCCGGTTTAGGTGCCGGTGTTTTCTGGGCGTTGATTGCGTACCGCAACAACTGTGGGTCGGTTGCCACCATCAACAGTATTTCTCTGTCGAGGTGTCGGTTACGGGCGAACCAATCTGTAACCTCGCCAACGGTGAAGCCGGCCTCTTGCCGTGCTGCGTCAATCTGGCTCATAGCACTCATGCTGTGTTCCTTTCGGTTAGGTACGGCGTAGGTATTACGCCTGCCATAAATGTAAAACTATTTACGTTGCGTGTCAAGCACCGCACAAAAAAACTTCAAAAAATGAGGGCAATAGTGTTGCGTGGTTTACGTATTGTGTGTAGTATGGTTTACACCTACAAACGAAAGGGGCTACAAAATGCCTAACGTAATTGAAATACTGATACGGGTAAATGGTGAAATCATTGACCGCGCTACCTTCCCCGACATGGAGTTGGCAGCCAAAGCGTTGCACCTGTTGCACCGCGCTAACGTGAACCGCCGTTACGAGTTCGAACTGAGGGCACGCTAATGAAACGAAGCGCATTCGTGCTCAGCTTTGAGCAAGAAAACTACCTGCTCGACAAGGTGGCAGAAATCATGACCACCGAACAACCCACTGACCTGCATCGCATGGTGTACGAGGTGATTGAAAACTGGCTACCCGTCTACAACAGTGACGTCATCGTGGAGTGGTTGTCAACCGAAGGGCTACCAGACCCCATCGAGTTTGAACACGTTGACGATGATTACCTATACAGCATCAAAGGTATGTCCATTATCGGGCGCATGAGGTTAGCGTTAGAGTTTGCGGCCTCAGATTTCTTGCACCTGTTTGATGGGCTTGAAGATGAAAGCCTTACCGAATACCTTGAAAGCGTGAACGCTGAACTAGCTGAACGCGCTCAAGCCAGAGCTGACCGAGCAAAGAAGGAGAAACAAAATGCGTGAACCTATTGGCAACGAGTTTGACGGGTTGCCTGTTGAACAGTTAGCCGACATGAGGCACTGGCAACTGAAACGGCTAGAGCTGATAACACGTGCGCTCAAGCAAAGCGTTATCGAGCAGGCAGCCAACGGCACCCCAATCAGTTCGCTCGCCAAACGTTCCGGCGTAACACGACCAACGTTGTACGCGTGGCTAGCTGAGTAACACAAAAACAACAGCCCCCCGGTGGTGGAAGCCGGGGGGCTGTCATATAACCGAAAGGAACTAAATGTACCTACCAGCAATCATACTACTGGCATGAATCACACTGAAGCAAGTCCATAGGGTCAACCGGCACCGCATACCCGTCAAGGTTATCCATCAAGTCAAGGTCAGCCATCATTCAACACCCCTAGGCTGGTCATATTGCAGCACGGAGGTCAGCAGCGACATGATGCCAGCCAAAGCTGACACGCTAGCAACGTTCAGCCAATCAACTTCAAGAATGCCGGCAGCACCGACACCAATCGTGGCGATGGCAACCTGTGCCACAGTTTTCACGGCGCGTTCGCCGGCGTAATCCCAATACTTTTTTAGCTTATCCATCAGGGTTCTCCATTTCGTTAGTGTGATGCCACTTGTCGTCAACAGTGCCGAAGCCGATATACGCTGAGGCCACTAGGGTTACGAGCGCGACACCACCCGTAATCAGTTCGCCTGTCATCTTATCTTGAAACAAACCAACAGCGCCCAGCCCAATCATCACAAACCCACCCACCACAGATGACCAGATAACTTTACGGCGTATGCGCCATGATGGTTTACTCACGGTTCAATGAACCTGACAATTAGGGGCATGGCCGCGCTAACGAATCCGGCGATGGCCATTATCTGCCACACCCTCATTTCAACCTTACGAAGCCTGTCGTTTATGTTCACTAATTCTTCTTTAGTTTCACGCTCGTGTTCTTCAAGTTTCTGCGCTGTGGTAGGTAGGTTCTGGTTCAGCTTCTCAAGCTGCGAACGCATATCCATAACCAACGCATATACGTCACGCAACGTGACACGCATCGAGGGTTCTTGCTCACTCATTTTATTAGCCCCTGATTCAGTTGCCTCTGTAACGCGGATACAGTTTGCCTACCCCACACCCCATCAACCTTCACACCGAGCTTCGCTTGCACAGCCCTACGCGTTTGCGGCCCCATAACACCGTCAACCTTCGCACCAGACCATGCCTGAACGGCCCTATACGTCATCACACCGGGCCTACCATCAGCGACACCCTTATAGTGGCCGGCAGCTTTCAAAGCCTCTTGAAACGCCTTCCACGTGTTGCGCCCTAACCGGCCATCAACTTTCAACGGTGCCGGTGTCACACTGGCCGCACCCATCAAAAACGGAACCGGGTCAACCGTGTCACCCCACCGCCGTGACCGCCTCACTTCAAAATGAAGATGCGGGCCGGTACTGGCACCCGTGTTACCACTGTGTGCGATAACCTCACCGGACTCAAACCGTGAACCCTTGAGCAGATGTGAGGGTTTGCTCAGGTGGTAGTACACAGTGAACACGTCACTCGCGTGCTTCACAATCAACGTAATACCGCCACTACCCCCATTCCCCTTATGCACCACAACACCATCAGCCGGGGCCGTTAGTGGTGTGCCGTTAGGTAGTGCTACGTCTACACCGTGATGAAATGAGCGTTTGCCCGTGATGGGGTGTCGCCTCCACCCGTATGGGCTTCGCGCGTTGATGCCGTACCCTTCTGGCCACGGTTGTTGCAGCCTCATAAGTTACACCTCTACGAGGTCACAAAAGTGCGAAGCACAACTCGCACCGCAACCGGCGGTCTGACATTCGTGCGGGCTCTTACAGTACGGGCAAGGTCGTTCACTCATTAGGCACCGCTACCCAATCCCCAGCATCCTCATCCCAAGTGTACGCTTCCCCATCTCCAGGATAGGCAACCGGCGCAACCCATAGA